CACAATAGAGTATTAAAAAAAGAACGAAAAAGAAACAAAAAAAAGAAACCAATTTAATAACTTATAAAGAATTTTGAATTATGGCAATTACAGTAACAAAATTAAAAAATCATGCCGACTGGCTCAAAGAGAGAGAGGGCGGCATTGGTAGCAGTGAAATAGCTACAATCGTGGGGCTAAATCCCTTTGAGACACCGTATCAATTGTGGCGCAGGAAAATAGGACTTGACGAGCCAATTAAACCGACCTTTGCGATGAAAGCAGGTAATTATTTGGAGGACGCCGTGTCGCTTTTTTGGCAAGACGAAACAGGAAACGAAGTCATTAAAAGTAGTGCGGAGTTAATGATTATTAGCAACGATATTAAACCATTTACAAAGATATCGCCCGACCGCACTTTTTGGCTCAAAGGTCAAAAGAAAAACAACGAAAACAAAGGAATTTTGGAATGTAAAACAACTCAAATGCCTATTGACGAAAACGACCTCCCAAAACATTGGTTTGTACAACTACAGTATCAGTTAGGAGTTGCAGAAATGAATTTTGGCAGTTTAGCATGGTTAACACAGGGGCGTGAATTTGGTTACAAAGAACTGAAATTTGTACCCGATTTTTTCGATTGGCTAATCGAAGAGGCGGACAAGTTTTGGACGGATAACATTGTCGGTAAAAAAGAGCCAAATATCAGCACCGTACAAGATGTATTATTGAAATACAATAAGCACACGGCGGGCAAAACTATTGAGGTTGATAATGATATTTTTGAAACCTATTTAGAGTTAAAAGACGTGCGGGCGCAATTATCAGAAATCGAAGATAAAAAAACAAAACTTGAGGATAAAATAAAACTTTGTTTTGGCGATGCGGAGGCTATAAGTTTTGAGGGTCAAACATTGGCAACATGGAAAGCAAGCAAGGACAGCGAGCGGTTTGATAGTAAGGCGTTTCAAACGGCGCACCCTGATTTAGCTAAAGAATTTACTACTATTGTAGCGGGTTCGAGACGTTTTTTAGTTAAATAAATTAACTACGAAATAAAGCATAATAAAAACAGCCGTCTTTTTGTGCTTATGTAATCGTTAAAATTAGCCGTGTTTTTGGTTGTTTTTGCACGGCTTTTTGTTAAACATGATACTTTGTACCACTTTTATTAAATCTAACTTAAAATGGGCGTTAAAATCGAAAGCGAATTAATTATAATGGCACTTTGGCTCGGGCAGGTTGAATTTAACAACATGCTATTAAAAGAGCGTGTTAAAAATGTTTTAGAAAAATTAAACATTGAAAACGGTAATTTTCAGGACTTTGAGGCTATAAATAACCGATTGAGTAATAATTGAAAATATTTTATATATTTGTGTATTCCGAACTAACTGACAAATGAATATATTAACAAAAAAATATAGTCACAATAAAAGAGTGTGCCAAGCGCAAGCCGCACAATGCTCAGTCAGTTAAGCATGGAAACTCTTTTATTTGTGGCTTTTTTTATATAGATATGGCAAGACCTATAAAAAACAATGCAGACTATTTTTCGCACGATGCAGATATGCGAAATGACGTGAAAATTAAAGCACTTAGGCGTAAATTTTCACACGTTGGATATGCAGTATGGTGTTATTTGCTGGAAGTGTTAACAGATAGCGATTTTTTTGAAATAGAATATAATGAACTAAACACGGAGCTTTTGTCGGCGGATTTTGATATTTCAACAAATGAATTTAAAGAAATAATTGATTATTGCATAAAAATAGAGTTACTACAATTAGAAAATAATATACTATTTTCTGTTAACCATAAAAAACGTTTTGCCGCACTTTTAACCAATAGAACACGTAAACGAATAGAAAAACCTTCAAAAAAAGGAGTTACGGCGAGCCATAACTCAAACAAAACAGATAACGGCGATATTACGGCGAGCCATAACCCCACAGTAAAGGAAAGTAAAGTAAATAAAAGTAAAATAAATTATATTATAGAAAAAGAAAATAAAGAAAAAGAGAGTAAAGAAAATAAAGAGAAAAAACTCCCCTTTGAAATAAATAACGAAATAATTGAAAAAATAAAAGATATTTGGCAATTACACTACGCAAATACACGAAATACAAAATATCAATTTAACACAAAAGATTTAACCGCAATCACAGATTTATTTTATATATTTGTAGATATATACCCAAATAACGATTTAGAGCAAACTATTAAAGTTTTTGAGTACTACTTTGAAAATGCTTTAAAAATCAGCGATAAATGGTATTTTAACAACATGACCATACACTTGTTACAAACTAAATTTAACGAAATAAACACTTATATATCAAATGAAAACAATCGGGCAAATAATGAAAGAAACGAACTTTACAGAAAAATGCAGTCGATTAACGACTATCTCACAGAGCAGGGCTATTGATTTGGCTTTAATTAAAGCAGGTCAACAGGGCTATGGGCAAATATCGGTTTATAGCGGAGGTAATCCGATAACAAAAGAGCAAGCAACCGCATTAACAGCACCTTTGTTGTTAGCGTTTCCAAAATTAGACGAGGGGATAATCAAAATAATTACAAGCAGGGCGGTTGAAAAAAAAATGACCGTTAATCATTTTCGAGACGCAATTAACAACGCAATAGATAATGTTAATTATATCTCTTTTACACCATCGCAGATATTGAACTTTGATGTAACTTTTGATATTTACAGTTATTCGGAGGCATGCGAAATGTGGGTAAAAAACGGCGGTAACAGAGTAGCAGGCGGAGGCACATTTTTAAGCAAAATAAAAATCAATAGTGAAATTGTTTACATAAAAACAACGGATAAAGAGAGATTTAACATAGCAGACGAAATAAATAATTAATTAAAAACATTCTAAATAATGAAAACTTATGTAGTGATGATTAGCAGATATGCGCCAAAACAGCTCGGCGGCTATCAAACTAATTTTGTAGAGAAAATAATTAACAAAGAGAAAAAATTATAAACAACTAAATTACTTACTTTATGGAAAATTACAAAAACATAGGAAAAATACCCCCGCATGATATTGAAATCGAGAGAGCCGTTTTAGGTGCTTTAATGCTTGAGGGCGAGGCTTTTGCTGAAATAGTAGGAATATTGAAACCTAACAGCTTTTACGGAGGCGGACACGGTAAAATATTCACTGTTATTTCAGAGATGTATAACAAAGATGAGCCAATTGATATTTTAACTGTTACAAATGCTTTAAAGAAAAAAAATGAGCTTGAAAGTGTCGGTGGGCGTGTTTACATTGCCTCCTTGACGGAAAGTGTAGCAGGGGCGCACAATATTGAATATCATGCAAAAATAGTAGCTCAAAAGTATTTACAACGTGAACTTATTAGAGTTGCAACCGATATTCAAAAAAAAGCCTTTAATAGTAGCAACGATGTTTCAGAGCTTTTAAATTATTCCGAACGAGAATTATTTAAAATATCGGAAAGTGGTATAAAAAAGGAAGTTTTACCTGTTAATATTATACTTGACGAGGCATTAAAGCAAATTGAAGCGAACGCAAAGAAAAAAGACGGTATCAGCGGAGTGGCAAGCGGATTTTTTCATTTAGACCAGATAACTAACGGCTGGCAAAACTCCGATTTGATTATCGTAGCCGCCCGCCCCTCAATGGGAAAAACAGCCTTTGTAGTTAGCATGGCTTGCCAAATAGCAGTAGAACAAAATAAGTCGGTTGCTTTTTTTAGTTTAGAAATGTCGAGTACGCAATTAGTTACAAGAGTTATCGCAGGCGAGTGCGAAATTAGCGCAAACAAATTGCGTGGCGGTACTTTGACCGACTGGGAGTGGCAAAAGTTAGAACACCACCTCCCAAAAATGAAAAATGCAAAATTGTTTATAGACGACACCACCGCAATATCAATATCGGAGCTACGTGGCAAATGCAGACGATTAGCGCACGAAAATAGAATAGATATAATCATTATCGACTACTTACAACTAATGACAGCAGGCGCACAGTTGCCACGTGAGCAGGAGGTTGCAGCTATAAGCAGGAATTTAAAAGCAATAGCAAAAGAATTAAATGTCCCTGTGATTGCACTTTCACAGCTAAATCGGGCAGTAGAGACACGGAGTGGCAATAAAAGACCGCAATTATCAGACCTGCGGGAGTCGGGCGCAATCGAACAGGACGCCGATATTGTTATGTTCATTCATAGACCTGAATATTATAAAATAGAAACCTTGAGCGATGGCACGGACGCCGCAGGTAAAGCTGAGATAATCATTGCAAAGCACCGTAACGGCTCAATTGGCGATGTTGTTTTGAACTTTGAACCAAGATACGCAAAATTTACAGATATTAAGGGCGCAGTGCATAATGCTGATTTTGAACCATTTGAAAGCGATATATAAGAAAATGTTAATAAAAAACTGTTAAAATATTTACTATATATCAAAATAAATATAATATTTGCAGAAAATAAAAGATTAACCAAATGAAAAACAAAAACAC